GAGGAAATTTCAGGCATTTATAGTCATGCTTAAAAAGCATAATATGACTATTTAAATTGTATGGCCTGTTGTTACGTTAGAAACTGCTTCTCGAACTGAAGTGGTTGTAACAGCGTGTTTACCATAAAGGAAGCTTTTCGCAAGGACGGTGTCATGTTTACATGCGCAAGGATGGGAAAAGTAAGCATTAAAAAGCCTTAAGCTACTCATGTAGTTTGAGGCTTTTTTATTTTAAGGATGGGGTATGTGTTTTTATCATTATGCTTCATAGGTCAACTTTGACCTGTTTCAAGTACCATAAATCATTAAGATATCCCTAAGCTTGAGAAAGCTAAACACAGTTATCCCTGAGCAAAAGCGCATGATAAATATGCGCTTTTTTATTTTTAAAGGAAGCCTACATGGGATCAAAAACATTAAACTTATCTCAAGTGCCTGTGCCTGATGTCATAGAGCAAGTAGATATTGAAAACCAGTTTAATCTCTTGAAAGCTAAATTTTTGTCTACAGCGCCTGAGTTATCTGATGCACTCACGCTTGAAAGTGATCCCGCATCAATTTTATTGCGCACCATGGCTTATCAAATAAGCTTAGATAAACAAGCAATAAATGACGCTGTTCAAGCAAATATGTTAGCCAGTGCAACTGGGTTTGATTTAGATGCCATTGCTGCTAGATATAACGTGACAAGAAAACCTGAAAGCGCTGAATCAGATGATGAATTCAGGCAAAGAGTTCAACTATCCTTTGATGCTCTTAATACAGCAGGTAGTCAGGAAGCCTATGTGTTTCATGCTTTATCAGCAGATGCGAGCATAAAAGATGCTTATGTTGAAAGCCCAGAGCCTTGTGAAATAAACATCACCTTGCTCAGTCACGACAATGATGGTCAAATATCAAACAGTGTGCTTAATAAAGTCAGAACTATGTTTGATGCAATCCCCATTGAAGATACGGGGTCAACGCCATTATCAAAAATCAGACCAATGGGTGACAGAGTGTCTGTGTTTTGTGCCGATATCATTCATTATCAAGTTAAAGCATCTTTGAAAGTGCTCCCCGGCCCTTCAATAGAAAAAATTCAAACCCATGCAGTTCAAGCAGTAAGTGACTACTGTGATGGCCGTCACTTCCTGGGGAAGAAAGTCTCTTTAGCTGGCATTTTAGCAGCGTTGCATGTGCCTGGAGTCGACGAAGTAGAGCTTATACAACCATCATCAGACATCAGTGCGCTGCCCCAACAAGCTGCTAAGTGTACTGGCTTTGAAGTCAATGTGGAGTATCTAAATGAATAACTTGATGCAGACTATGCCAACGGATCTTGTACAGGCATTGGGTCAAGTTGTTCAAAGTGACGATACAGTCAGAACGTTACTGTTATCACTCTTATGTTTATCACAAAGAAGTGATGCACAACTCGTTTGGTTAGCAAAACTATGCGGGTGCGAGCCACAAAAGGTGTTGGATACGCCGACGATTTTGCGCCGGTGTACAACAGCACAATTAATCAAATTGGTGCAACAGCCTGAATTTTGTGATGAGCATCAGCTTCGTTATTTTGCGAAAAAACTGAGTATTGAAAATTTCACAAACGAACAGGAACTAAGAGATGCTGTTATAAAAGCATGTGTACTTAATGACACGCGCTTATTGTTGCATAGTTTATGGCATCCAATGTTATGCCCAATCTCCTTATTACCTTGGTTAGCATGGTCTGTTTCAGTTGATGAATGGGATGAGTCGTGGAGTGAGGCGCTTAAAAGACAGGTTATTCGAGATGCATTTGAAGTTCATAAATATAAAGGGACACCTTATGCCCTGCAAAAAGCGCTAGACAGCTTAAATATTAAAACTGAAGTGAAAGAGTGGTGGCAGCAAGATGATGCGAGGCGAGGCACCTTGCAAGTATGGGCGCTTATCAATAGTAATCTTGATGAACACCAACAAGGCATTTTGACAACAGAAATGATGCGTAAGATCCAACGCGTGATCAATCGAGTCAAGCGCGGCTCTATTCACATCGATATACAGTTGGGGTTGGCATTTAAAGAGCAAATGGGTGTTTTTGGTGCAGTATTCAACCCTATTATTCATCGTGATACGAGCTTAACTGGCTCAGGGGTAAAGCCGCCTCAAAAGAAGGGGATAGCCTCTCTCTTTGGTAATAGTACCTTACGTCAATGCCATCAAATATCTCTTTTAGGTGGAGAAGTGAAGCCTGAACC